CCTAGTGGGGTCTCTAATTCCCCTAGTGGGGTCTCTAATTCCCCTAGTGGGGTCTCTAATTCCCCTAGTGGGGTCTCTAATTCCCCTAGTGGGGTCTCTAATTCCCCTAGTGGGGTCTCTAATTCCCCTAGTGGGGGTGCTGGTGATTAGACATGCTTTTGGTTCACCCAAGGGTGTTACACTATAACAGTGTTGTATTTATGTCACAAAGTTTCGACTGCGCAGGGTCGGATCATTCTGGCGAGTGCTGGTGACCCCACGCGGCGCTATTGCGACTTCTTGATTCTTTTATCGCATAGGATCATATCTATTGCAAGCGTTATTACAAATTATTTTAACACGGTCGCAACATATAATGGGACACGGGCGTGCGCGTTACATTGATTCTTAGGTTGAGTCAATAGTGTTTCAATAGTTTCACGCTTTTGTGATATAACTGTAATATTGTAATTTGTTGTTGTGCCCAAGTGAATCCTATGTCAAAACATCCCCATGCCGCCGCCCATATAGGGAACGGGGGAACGGGTCTGACGGGCCTGTCGGAGGGGAAGCACGCCCCAAAGATTAAAATTCTCTCTTTTCATACGTATCAATTCAGGTACGTATCAATTCGGAGAATCTACCCATGAAAAACACTGAACAAACTGAAGCCGACTTGGTAGCTTATATCATGGGATTGTGGGATCAAGAGCGCCGTTTCAGGACGGTAAAAACCCGCAAATAAACTAATCTATCGAAACAAACAACAACACAATGAAAGACCACACAATGAAAAATACTTATTCACTGGCAACCACTCACAACGAATCTGGCGCGATTGTTCGCCTCAATATGAAACCCACGTCGCTTGCAACGGCAAAGGCGCAACGGGAATCCTTGCTTGCAATGCAACCGAGTGCAACCGTTTACGTTATCAATCTGGAGTCGTTCTGATGTTAAAATTCATTGCCCATGATACAATAAATGACATTGCAATCATTCAGACGTCTTTCGGATTTAACGTGCGTTACGGGTTACAGTATACCTTATTCAATGACATTGAACGCGCAATAAAAGAATTTCACGATTGTCAACGTCATGCAATCAACACGGAGACTCTCTAATGTTCAACCTAGTGTGGAAAGGTGAGGTTATTGACACCTTTGACACCTTGAAAGAGGCGCGTGCAATGGCTTCAGAGTATTCCATGGCCTATGGTGGCGGCGTAACAATAGTTAAAAAGGAATCAATCTAATGAGAGTTACCAACAAAATGTTAGAGAGGCGGGTCGCGTTGCTTAATGACATGACTGGCGCGTCGCGGGAACCTTACCAACCTGAGCGGGATGTTGACGGGCACCGTATTGCCAACGTTGGCACGTACTACATAGGCGGCGCATATGGAGGGCACCGGTTGGAACGCATGACTAAAGGTGGCGGCGCAACGGACATATCGCCACGGCTTTCTAAGCCAGCACTTGCTGACTGGATCAATGCTTATATCGACGGAATCGAGATAGGACTCAAGAAATGACAACGGAATCTTTTATAGAACGCGCTCAGGCCATGATTGACTCGGCGTATGAGTATGAAACTACACATCGGGACGCTGGTGACAATTATCCGCATATGGCAAGTGAAGGTGACTTTGACTATCACAACGGGGAAAACCGTTTGGTTGAATACTGCAAAGAAATGCGGATTGACCTTAGCGGAATCGAGATTGACCGCTTGGCTGAAGATGTGATCTTTTGGGGATATATGATGCAAGGGCAGGCCTATGATGCCAAAAAGCGCTTTCTGGTGGCGTCTTATCACGTAGGAGAGATTGAGCAGCAAGTAGAGTCACATGCCATTGGCGCAAGGTTTACGCCCTATCTTATTGACCAGCTTAACAAGCGCACTGATGGGTATTGGCGCTATGACCGCCCAGATACTGCATATTTTTACATTAGTTGTGAGGGCAGTTATTGGGACCACGTATGTGATGTTGAGACAATCCGAGACTTAGTTAACCAAATGAAAGAGGGCTAAAATGACCTATCAGACATACGAATACGAATACACGGATACGTTCGGCGGTGATGCAAACTATTGCTGGGTAAAGCGTGGCAAGGTGCACGTCCCTGATTTGACCCACTACGGTTATAACGGCTTGCACGGCTATTCTAAAGCGGATAAGGCCCAACGCGTCCAGATCATGCGTAAGGTAAAGGCTGAGCTGGGTATAACTGGCGTGCGTGGCGTGACAGAAGAGTGGGGCGATTGCATAGCTTTCCGGCCTTATGGCATGGCAACCATTCTTTTCATTACCTATTGCGAAGGTGACGCATGATAAGGGGCCTATTGATTGACGCCCTAGGGCTTGCTTGTATCTGGTTGGTGGCCACCCTGCCCCTACTGTTATAGGGCAATCACAAGACCCATTACATCGCCCCTACGGCCCTATGAAATACCTATGCTTGGCAATAGCTTGGCATAGGTTTAAGCTTGCGTGCTACTTGCGAATCATTCGCATCTCGATGTTAAAGGGATTAACATGGGTCATGCGCCCTGCGAATCCTCTGTCAATAGTTTACTTTCGTCACCCCCTAACTAATTGATACTAGTGACATTCTTGCCACACAGGGTATTTGTGATCACAAGTGACAATGGGTAAGGACTAGTGACCTACTTTTGTGATCACACGGGGATTCTTTTGTGATCACACCAGTGTTGCACAATTGTCACACCCATGACTTAATTTCCACTCGGGGGTTGACAAGTGGGACCCTCTGGATTATGGGGCGAGTGATTCTGCGGTGGTGGTAGCCCCTGAGAAACCCAAGATAGAAAATTTACTTTGACCCCATACAAGCCATGATAACTTTTTGTTACACAAATGTTACACTCATGGAACACTGTGGTATAAAAGTCACACTAGAGATTTATTACCAATCAGAAGTGTTGCACAAAAGACACACTTTAGAAAATTCGTAAATAATTCTTTCGTTAGATTACAGATACTTAGGAAAATACTACAAAAAAGATGAGATTTCCTTGTAATAAACTACCAGAAAAAGGACTTATATATACACAAGGGGGTAGGGGGCACACAGGTATTAACCAATGTCTCTTGACTTAAGTGATTAAGCACTCATCAAGTAATTAAATACTAAGCACTTAAGTGATACTTAAGAAATACTATAGTATGGCTACACAATAAGATTATATACTGTTCAGTGTTTGATACTTAAGTGTTACTATAGTATGTGACTTAGGCTACCACCTTAAGTGTCTTATTACTTCTTGTTGTAGTTACTGATACTATAGTGGCACTTAAGTATGACACGATCTTGTCTACCATCTTAAGTTGTTGTAGCTACCTTAAGTGAGTATAGCGAACGACGACTTGCGCTACCACCATAGGAATATATACTAGGTTGTAGCCATAACTAATACCACCCCCTAAGAGCCACGGAGAGCTTCACACAGCCCGTGAGAGCTACTTAGGTGGGTGGCTATACCACAGACCCTGCATAAGCACTCAGGGTCTCTAAAGATAGAGCCTAGAGGTATACCGCTAGGTAGTGTATTAATCTTCACAAGAAACCTGTCCTAGTAACAATCTTCATGTGATAGGAACACTTTTCATACGGCTTAGGGACTAAAGAAACATGACCAACTTCGGTGCACCAGTAAACAAGCTAGGTAAGAACAAAGCTATTGCTAACCTAGTGCGTAAGCGTGTCCTTGAGGGTTTGTCAGTTAAGGATATTGTAGGTGAGGTACAGGCTAAGTTCTCGGATGCCCCTCGTTCCCTTAATACCTTCTACAAGTATTACAAGAGTGACCTAGAGGCTGCTCGTGCTGAGATTAACGGTATGGTTGGTAGCATGGTCCTTAAGCGGGCGTTGGAAGAGGGTGACTACGGACACTTTGCTTCACAGGAGTTATTCCTACGGTCCCGTGCAGGTTGGTCCCCTACAGCTACTAACATCGAAGTTGAGCAGGATAGCGCAGATGAAGACCTAAGTGCTATCGACCAGCTTTCAGAGCTTTTGGGCTTAGATATGGATGAACCCGACAATGACACCCCAGACGAAGAAGAAAGCAACGGCTGATGCCCTTAGAGCTTTACCCAAAGACAAACTAAAGCAAGTCCTGAAGCAACTCTCCCCCAAGCAAGCTGAAGAACTCAAGTACGACTGGAGATTCTGGGCTAGACCACAGCAGCTACCACCTGAAGGTAATGACTGGAATGTGTGGTTTATCAATGCAGGACGTGGCTTTGGTAAGACTAGGGCTGGTGTCGAGTGGGTCAGAGAGCAAGTTAAGCTAGGCCATAAGCGTATAGCTGCTGTAGCTTCTACCAACTCCGATATTGAACGTGTTATGGTTAAGGGTGAGTCAGGGTTCCTGAATTGCTGCTTTAAGGGTGATAAGACGCATAAGGGCCAAGAGATGGGCTACCCTGAGTGGTCACCTACCAAACGGTCTCTTACATGGGCTAACGGTGCTAAGGTAGAGTTCTACTCCGCAGAAGAGCCTGAGCGTCTACGTGGCCCACAGTTTAGTGCTGCATGGTGTGATGAAACTGCTGCATGGAATAAAGATCAAGATACTTGGGACATGCTCCAGTTCTGCCTACGCTTAGGCAAACACCCCCGTATTTGTATTACTACCACCCCTAAACCTACTAAGTTGATCCGTACGATCCTTAAGGGCGCACAAGGGGAAGACCCTAAGGTTATCATTACTACTGGGTCTACGTTTGATAACTCCGCTAACCTTGCTGATACTTACCTTACCTCTGTGAAGGCTCTCTATGAGGGTACTAGACTAGGTAAGCAAGAATTGTATGCTGAGGTACTAGAGGAAGCTGAAGGCGCTCTGTGGACTACAGAGACTTTAGATAACTGCCAGATCGACAGGGACGACCTCCCCCACCTAAACCGTATTGTAGTTGCACTTGACCCTGCTGTTACTTCTAATGCTGAGTCTGACATGACTGGTATTGTTGTAGCTGGTGTGGATGTTAATGGCGTAGGTTACATCTTAGGTGACTACACAGATAAACTCTCCCCCCAAGGTTGGGCTAACAAAGCTATTGAACTCTACCACAAGTATGAGGCTGATAGGATTGTAGCTGAGGTAAATCAGGGCGGTGACATGGTTAAGCAAACTATCCACGGTGAAGATGAGACAATCCCCTACAAAGCTGTAAGAGCCTCTCGCGGTAAGTATGCCCGTGCTGAACCTATCTCTGCTCTATACGAGAGAGGTCTAGTAAAGCACGTAAGGAACCCTGAGGATGGGGCTAACCTTAACGAACTAGAGACTCAGATGCGTACATGGGCTCCTCTAGGGTCTATTGGTAGCCCTGACCGCCTAGACGCAATGGTATGGGCCTTAACAGAATTAATGATGAATGGCTATACTAAGCCTAAGCTACAACTAGCGTATAGTAACGCAAAAGGATTAGGAAAGTAGAATGAGTACCAACCCTAAGAGCATTTATAACGAGTTCATTAGGGCTAACCTTCCTGTAGGTATCACCTATGATGAAGTACGCGCTCAGTATGTCACGTTCAATGGCAAACGCTTCCCTACTTACCTTCAAGCTAAGTGGTACTTGGATTACATTACTAAGTTCGGGTATGTTCCTCCAGGGTACACCGCCAACGGCATCCACCCTGTCGGGGTGCTAGACTACGTGCGAGGGTACTACACAGGTGTTGACGGTCGCACCCAGAACCCCAGCGACATCGTTACCTACGGCACCCCCGGCCTAGCCCTAATGACAGACAGCGATGGTTTTCAGAAATGGAACCCGCATAATCTTCTGACTTACTCGGAGGATTTTAGTAATGCTGCTTGGAGTAAAACGAGGGCAACAGCCACATCTAACTATATAGCAATGGATGGTACCGATGCCACAACACACACTGTCGCTCAGGTACTCCCAACACAAGCTATTAGTGCAAGGTATTTTTATGAGATTGAACTAAAGGCCGATTTTTTATCAGTTGCAATGTTACGTACCCGGAACGAAGATAATTCCATAACTGAGACATGGATTGATCTTACTAGCGCAACTATTGGTACGGATACAAGTGATGGCGCAACTGCTTCGGCTCTTTCTGATGGATGGGTTCTTTGCGGCATCCCCCTCGACATACCGTCCGCAGATACAACAGCGACTATTGTGTCTATATACTTAGCAGAGACAGACGGTGTAGCGACTATTGCAACCGCAGTTGAGGGCGAAGGGTTTTTTGTAAGGAATGCTCGTTACTACCGCTCAGACCAAGGCGGCATGGCACCTGTACCCGTTGGACAGCGCATTGCAGGCTCAGAGACATACGTTCCCACGACTTCCGCACCAGTATACCTCCCTCGGGAGAATGATTATCTGTATGATGCAGCCACGGACACATGGGTAAACAACGGACTGTTCCTTGAGAGTGAGGCGCGGACTAATTTGGTTACTTATAGTGACCTATCTAATGGGTGGGGGGCTTCTAGAGCAACCCTGTCGTATGACCAAGGTACGGCTCCTGACGGTACAAATTCAGCCA